CGACGGCGATTGCCTGTTTCGCTCCCACAGTGGAAAGGGCATGAGCGAAGGCCAGGCCAGCGCTGTGTTCACCGGGTTGGGGAAGGGCGAGTGGAGCAGTCACGACCTGCGCAAGTTGGCCCGTACCGGCTGGGCAGACCTCGGGATCGACTTCCTGATTGGCGAGATGCTGATCAACCACGCCATGGGCCACAACGTGCAGGCCTACATCCATACGACCGTTGAAGAACGCAAGCGCGCTGCTCTTGAGCTGTGGCACGGCCATTTAGACGGCAAGGGTTTTTCCCTGATTCACGGGTTGGAGGACGGTAGAAACGGAAATTCGGGTAATCCTCTGGAAGCCCCAGAACAGAAGGCTTGCGGGCCTATTCAAGAATCAACCATAGGCGAGGTTTAAAAATGGATAAAAAGCAGCATGGCCCCGCCTTTGTGCGCCGCCAGATCCCGCTCACCGACTGCCCATCTTGTGCCGGGAAGGGGTTGGTCAAGGGCGTATTTCATCAGCTCGACTGCATCGGTTGCCACGCTTCCGGCCTGGTGCATGCCGAAACGCTGGAGCCTCTGCCAGTGGATGACTTGGTCGTTCAGCTCGGCATGCTGATCCGCCAAGAGCGCCACGTTGCATCTCTGCCGGTAAAGGTCGACGGGGTCGTCGCTCAATACCAAGACATCAACCGTCGCGGGCCGGGTGGCTCGTCTTATAAGGGAGATTGAGTCATGGCCTTCACACCATCGTTTAAAGAGCGCGCCGCTGAGGATCTGCTTGAGCATTGGGGCCGCTGGGTTGTCCTAGGGTCGGGCGTTTCCTGTTGTGCATCTCGTGAGAACACAATCCTGTCGCCGATGATTACGGATGACGACGCGCTGATGATTGACGGTTTGATGGGCCGATTGCTGAAGCGCTATCCGGAGTGCGGCAATGTGCTGATGAAGTACTACACCGCTCGGGACAAGGCGCTGATCGATGTCGGAAAGAAGATGGGCTTCGGCGAAGAGAAGACTCGCCAGCTCTGGAAGGCTGGTATTGCGTGGATTGACGGTGCTCTGGATTTTCGTCGCGAAGCAGCTTGACAGGGCCGGGGTCTAACTATAGATTTCAGTTACTTTGCGGTTTTTCCGCGTGCAAAGCCCGTCTACGAGATGGGCTTTTTGCTTTCTACAGTTCACAGAGCCTCGGCATTTGCCGGGGCTTTTTCGTTTTCGGCTCCACCACACCCATTGCTCCGAGCTGGGAGTGCTGTTGGAGCTGACTTAAATTCGCACGGTACCGCCAATGACTGAAGTTTCGCGCATTGCAGACAGCACCACATTCAAGGTCGCTGTTCCGATACTGCAAACGATCCTGTCGGCTGGTGCCATTGGTGCCTTTGTTTATGTCGTAGGTTCGCTCGGTTCGCTCCAGGTGCAACTCGCGGCGTACCAGACAAATCAGGCTCTGATCGGGCAGCGGGTTGACTCGTTGGAGCGATCGAGGGAGTCGACCGACAAGCTCGTCGACTCCCTTCGCGTCAGTACCCAGCGTCAGGAGTTCAAGATCGACCAGGTAGGGGAGAGCCTGAAGGCCTTCGTCCAAACAGGTAGACCAAAGTGAATCGCCTGCTGATCGTCCTCATTCTGCTCACGGGCTGTGCGCACAAGGAAACGATCCGCGAACCCCTGAAGGTTCAACGTACAACCGTCTATCGATACGTCAGCGAACAATGCCAGCCAGGTCAAGACGAGCGCCTACGTGAGGCCCTGAAAAGTGCCAAAGAGTGGAAGCGCTATGCCGAAAGCCTCGAGAAACTGCCTGCAGCGAAGTCGAACCATGAAATTAATCCCTGAATGGCGAAAGTTCTGGCGCATGACCAGTGTTCAATTGGCAATTGCAGGCGCAGTGCTGAATGCCGCCGCTGCCGGTTGGTCTGTGTTCCAAGGCGCGGTGGACCCTCTGGTTTTTGCCGTGGTGAATATGGGGCTTAGTATCGCCGTCGCTGTGGCCAGGGTGGTTCAGCAGTCAAGGCTGCATCAGTCAAGTGATGATCCGGCTCAGCCAGAATAGGTGAAGAGCAATGGTCAAAATTGATGCCAGCACCAATTTGGAAGAGCTGTCGAAAGCGCTGCGCACATTGGGCGCAAAACAACTGCCTTTTGCTTATGCGCTGATGGCTACTCGGCTGGCAGTGCTGGTGAAGAAAGGCGAACTATCTGTCATGCGGCAGCGTCTGGATCAGCCGACCACAACCACCATGAACAGCCTTTATGTGCAGGTCGCGAAGAAGGGCAAACCAGAGGCGCGAACCTTCTTCAAGGATGCGTGGACATCTGGTGTTCCCGCTGACACCTACCTTCAGCAGGCAGTGAAGGGCGGTCGCCGACCACACAAACGTTTCGAGAAGGCTCTCATAGCAAAAGGCCTCATGAAGCCAGGTCAATACGCAATACCGGCACCTTCAGCGCTCAACCAGTTCGGCAACGTCCCGCGCGGCACGATAATGAAGATTCTTTCCGGTCTTGGTGCAGCTGAGACAGTCAGCGGCGTGCAGGCCAATGCCACGACCAGTAAGCGCAGTAAGCGCAAGGGCAACGCGGACAAGTATTTCGCTGGCGATGTCGATGGGGCTCAGGGAATCTGGGAGAAGCGGAAAACAGCCTTCGGCGATGCAGTCCGTCCCGTCTTTGTCTTCAGTGACAGCGAGCCAGGGTATCGAGTGATCATTCCGTTCTACAAAATCGCAGACAACATCGTGAAGGCGAACCGAGAGCGAGAGTTCGCCAGTGCGATGGATCAGGCGCTGTCGTCAGCCCGTGGCTGACCGGCAGGGTAGGGGGCACCCCCCCTTTGGGTCCTTCCCGGGCTCCCGACCCCATGCGGGTAATTCGGGCCCCGCCCATCAAATATGTATGACCTTTTTTCAGAGGTTGGTTGTTGTTTAATCATGGCCAAAAACGAAACAACCAAACAGCGCGGGTGGTTGAACAAATCCGAGATGGCTTCGAGCCTTGGGATTTCCCCGCAAGCCTTTGACAAATGGGGAGTTGCGCCTGTCGCGCGCATTGGTCGAGAGGCGTTCTACACCGTGCAGAACGTGGTCGAAAACCGCGTCGAACACTCGCTTCGGAAACAACAACCCGCAGGTGAGGGAGCCGAAGGTCTGGATCCGCTGATCGAGTACAAGCTGCTCGAAGAGCGCCGCGGTCTCACAGCCGCTCAACGCATCGCCCAGGAGAAGAAGAACCTGGTGCTGGACAAGCAGCTGGTCCCGGTCCCATTCGCCACATTTGCCCTCGCCAAAATTGCCGCACAGATTGGCTCGAAACTGGACACCGTTGGCAAGACCGTCACTCGGCGTCACCCGGAGGTTGACCCTCGGGTGATCGAGTCGGTCGAGCGGGAGATCGCCCTTGCTCGAAATATTGCCGCCAGCTTCGGTGAGCAACTTCCGGAATTATTAGATGAGTACGTTGAGTCCATGGCTGAATGATCTTCGCAAGTCGATCAAGCTAGGACTCCAGGCGCTCTATAAAGAACCACCGCAAACTGCCGTCGAGTGGGCGGATGCAAATTTCTACATGTCCGCCGAATCCTCTTACAACGAGGGCAAGTGGACGACCGAGCCGTTCCAGGTTGCGATCCTGAACAGCATGGGCAACGACTTGATCAACGTCGTCAACTTCATCAAGTCGGCGCGGATCGGTTACACCAAGTTGTTGATGGCGAACATCGGCTACAAGATCCAGCACAAGCGCCGCAACGTCATGATGTGGAGTCCAACGGATCCGGACGCCGAGGACATCAGCAAGAGCCACGTCAACGGCATGATCCGTGACGTGCCGGTGTTGGGCGACCTGGCCCCGTGGTTCGGTCGCAAGCACAGCGACAATACGCTCGACCAGAAGATATTCGCGAACCGGCGGACGCTGTGGATTCGGGGCGGCAAAGCCTCGCGTAACTACCGTGAGAAATCCGCCGACGAGGTGATTTACGACGAACTCTCCAACTTTGACGAAAGCGTTGAAGGCGAGGGCGCGCCGATCACCCTGGGCGACAAGCGACTCAACGGTGCGATCTATCCGAAATCAATTCGCGGTTCGACGCCGAAACGAACTGGCTCCTGCCAGATCACTAAGGCCGTCGAAGAGTCGCCCTACCTGCTCAAGTTCCACATCAACTGCCCGCACTGCCGGCAGGAACAGACGCTCAAGTGGGGTGGAAAGGATTGCGAGTTCGGACTGAAGTGGGAAAAGAACGCGCTCGGTGAAGCCGAGAAAGCCTGGTACGTATGCGAGCACACGGCCTGCGTTATCTGGCACAACGAGATGGTCGAGGCTTCGAAGACCGGCCGATGGATATGCGAACACACAGGCATCTGGACCCGCGACGGCATGGACTGGTTTGGTGTTGATGATGAAATCATCCGCACTCCGCGCTCGGTCAGCTACAGCATCTGGGCGATCTACAGCACCTGGAGTACTTGGCTCAGCCTGGCGGAAGAATGGCTAAAAGTGAAAGGCGACGTATCGAAGCTGATTACTTTCATCAACACCACGCGCGGCGAAACGTGGGACGACGACCAGGGCGAGAAGCTCGACTCCGAGGTTCTCTACGGTCGCCGCGAAGTTTATCCGCAGGTTCCTGCTCTAGGCTTGGTACTGGTCGGCGGGATCGACACACAGGACGACCGCTTCGAGGGCCGTGTTTGGGCGTTCGGGCCGGGCGAGGAGGCGTGGCTTGTTCACCGCTTCATCCTGATGGGCGATCCCGCAAGCGAGGAGTTGCGCCGCAAAGTTGGGCTGGAGTTGCACCGGCAGTTCACGCGTGTTGACGGCACCATCATGAAGGTGGAGCGCTGGACATGGGACGCCGGCGGACACTACGCCGACGAGGTTTACGCCGAGAGCCGCAAGCATGGTGTGCACTGGGTTGTTCCGATCCGGGGCGCGACCGTGTACGGCAAGCCGATCGCGAACTTCCCGCGCACGAAGAACAAAGTGCACAAGGTGTTCCTGACAGAAGTCGGCACCGACAACGCCAAAGAGTTGCTCTACAGCCGCATGGGGCTTCCGGTCGACACGGCTGCGTCACAGGCGGGCATGTCTCAGCCGGGCGTGGTTCACCTGCCAGCCAATGACGTGATCTGCGACGAATCTGAGGTCAAGCAACTCACCTCCGAAAAGAAAAAAGCAGCCATTTCCAAAGGCAAACGCGTGATGCGCTGGGACAGCGGTGGCCGCCGAAACGAGGCGCTCGACTGCTTCGTTTACGCGCTCGCCGCACTGCGAATCTGCCAGCAGCGGTTCGGGCTTGATCTGGATCTTTTGGTTGCTGCCGTCACCGGTGGCAATGAACCGGACGCTGAAGAACGGCCTCGCAAGAAATCCTCTCACTGGAATAGAAACTGATGGCCTACACGATCGAGCAATACAACGCCTTGCAGGCGGCCATCGCCGAAGGGGCGTTGTCGGTCCGCTATGCCGACAAGAGCGTCAACTACCGATCACTCGACGAGATGATGCGGATACTCAAGCTGATGGCCACCGAGCTTGGACTGAATGCCTGTAACGATGGCGGCAGAAGGTACGCCGCGTTTTCGAAGGGGTACTGACATGGGAATGATTGACGATCTTTTCCCAGGGTACGCGGCCAGGCGTTCGGAGATGCGTTTGAAGAAAGCGCGCACGGATATGGCGTTGGAGATGATTGAGCGCCGGTTTGAAGGGGCGGCTGGTGGTCGCCGTAACGATGGCTGGCGGGCAACTGGTGCTGACGCGAATGTCGAGAACGCTCCGGCTCTAGCCAAGCTTCGCAATCGCGCGCGGGACCAGCGCCGCAACAATCCATTCGGCGAGCGAGGAATCACAGGTATTGCGGATAACGCTGTCGGTGCCGGGATTGTTCCACTCCCCCTGGCGAAACGTGATCGCGACGGATTGCGACTGATGGATTTGTGGAAGGCCTGGGCAGAGACCACCGTTTGTGATGCTGATGGCATGGATAATTTCTACGGCCTCCAGCACATGATTATGGAGGCCATTGCCGAAAGCGGTGAATGCCTGGTACGCCGTCGCCGTCGCTTCAGTTCTGACGGCCTTCCGGTACCCGTCCAGCTACAGGTTCTGGAAGCTGACTTTCTCGATGAGTCGAAAGCGGACATCGTCGGGCTCAACCGGATTATCCAGGGTGTCGAGTTTGACGCTCTCGGCCGGCGGGTCGCTTACTGGTTGTTCGATGAGCACCCCGGGGCGAACGCTGTGTGGGGTTCTCTGCAATCACGCAGGGTTCCAGCCGAAGACGTGATTCATGTTTTCCTACGCAAGCGACCGGGGCAGGCTCGTGGTTACAGCTGGCTGGCTCCAGTTATCCAGCGCATGCGCAACTTCGACGAGATGGAAGATGCGGTGATGGAGCAGGCGAAAATTGCATCCTGCTTTGCAGCGTTCGTGACTAAGGATGAAAACAGTGGAAGTGGTGCTGGAAAAAAACCACCGCTCATTGATCGCGTAGAGCCAGCGATGGTGCAAGAGCTGGGGTTTGGCGAAAGCGTCACTTTCGGCACACCTCCTACTTTCAATGGATATACCGCGTATTCATGGCAGCAACTGCATGCGATGGCTGTTGGTCTTGGTGTTCCTTACGAGTTGCTCACCGGTGACCTCAAGGGAGTCAACTTTTCCAGCGGGCGAATGGGTTGGCTGAACTTCGCCCGTCGGGTGGACGTTTGGCAATGGCGAATGCTGATTCCCCAGCTTTGCGATCAGGTCTGGCGCTGGTTCATGGAGGCACAAGTGCTCCTGCCCGGCGGTGTAACCGACGACGTCAAGGCTTACTGGGTTCCACCGCGCCGCGACATGGTCGATCCAAAATCAGAAACAGAAAATGTCATCACCCGCGTGCGTAACGGCCTGACAACTTGGCCTGATGCTTTGCGCGAGCTCGGCATCACAGACCCAAAGCGGCACGCCGAGCAGATCAAAAAAGCAAACGAAATGATCGACGAATACGGGTTGGTGCTGGATTGCGACCCGCGCCGAGTTGCGGCTGCCGGTTCGCCGAGCCAGCCACTAGCCACCGAAGAGAAACCAGACGATGCCAATTCCGAACCAGGCGACGACGAACAAGACCCATGAAACTCCGGTGCTGAGCCTGCGCGCTGCTGTGCGCGATGGCTCGATTGATGTAGAAGCCCGTACCGTCGAGCTGACTTGGACTACCGGCGCCAAAGGGCCGCGATGGAACTGGGACGTTGGCAGCTACATGGAGGAGCTGGAGGTTAGTCCAGAAGCCGTTCGAATGGACAGGCTGAACAATGGCGCTCCTCTTCTCAATAGCCACAAGTGTGATGACTTGGGTGACGTTATTGGTGTTGTTGAGCGCGCCTGGCTCGAAGGCGAGCAAGGTCACGCGCTCGTTCGATTTAGCAAGCGCGATGACGCTGAAAAAATCTTTCAAGACGTCCAAGACAAAATTCTTCGAAAGATCAGCGTCAAGTACGTCGTGCACCGGTACCAGATCACGGAAGACAGCGAAGAAAAGCTTCCAACTTACCGGGCTGTGGACTGGGAGCCGTTGGAGCTTTCGGTGGTGCCGATTGCCTTCGACGATGGCGCCAATATCCGCAGTGCCGCGACCCCGGCCGAATACACGGGCCGTCGATTCCCCACAGTTTTTGAAGTTCGGTCGGCGGTAGAGCCGATCGTAGAACCGGCCGCCGTGCCTATTATCCAAGAGGAAGTTGCAATGACCGAAGAAGAGAAGCGCGCGGCCGACGAGAAACTTCGCCGTGAGTCGGCTGAAGAGGAGCGTAAGCGCAGCCTGACCATCCGCACCATGGCCCGCAAGGTTGGCCTCGATGACGAAGCCATAGTCGAGGACTTGATCGCTCGCGGTGTTTCCGTGAGCGATGCGAGCGCCGCGCTGATTGATGCCGTGGCTGAGCGCCAGAACAAGGATCAGCCACAAACCCGCAGCAGCCAGCCAACCACTGTTAACGGTGGACAGGATGTCGCCATCCTGAACGCCAAGCGCTCTGCGATGCAGAATGCCTTACTGCACCGCTGCGATACCACCGTAAAGCTGGAAGAAGCCGGCCGCGAGTTCCGCGGTATGCGCCTGGTTGATATGGCTCGCGAGTTCGTCGAGATGGCTGGCGGTAACGCTCGCGGCATGACCCCACAGGAACTGGCCCGTGCTGCGCTGGGCTGCGATCGTCAGGCTGTTCGAGCTGCCGGTATGCACTCCACCAGTGATTTCCCGCTGCTGCTGGGCAGTACCGTCAATCGCACCCTGCGTGACGCGTACACCAACGCTCCGCAAACCTGGCGTCCGCTGGGTCGCCAAACCACTGTGCCAGACTTCCGCGCCGTGACGCGCGCCGCGCTGGGCGACATCGCTGCGCTGGAGCAGGTCAAAGAACACGGCGAGTACAAGTACGGCACGCTGTCCGAAGACGGAGCGCCGATCAAGGTCGCCAAGTTCGGTAAGATCATCGCTATCACCTGGGAAACCATCGTGAACGATGACCTCGGTGCTTTGACTCGAATCCCTGCTGCACTCGGCAACGCGGCCGCTGCCACGGAATCCAACGTGGTGTGGGCGCTGCTGCTGGGCAACCCGAACTTCACCGACGGTGTTCCGTTTTACGACGCCAGCCACGGCAACGTCGCCGCGAGTGGTGGTGCGGTCAACACCACCACCCTGGCCGCTGCCCGATCCGCGCTGCGCAAGCAGAAGTCCAAGGCTGGTGAGTTCCTCAACCTGTCTCCAGAGTTTCTGGTTGTCGGTCCGGATAAGGAACTGGAGGCCTACCAGTTCACGAGTTCCAACTACGTGCCGGCCAAGAATGCGGACATCAACGATGTTCGCAACGCTTCACTCACCGTCATCGTTGACGCGCGGATCACCGGCAATCAGTGGTACCTGTTCGCCGCGCCGGGCTCGATCGACACTTTCGAATACGCCTACCTTGAAGGTGAGCAAGGCGTCTTCACTGAGACCCGCGAAGGCTTCGAAGTCGACGGCATGGAGATCAAGGCGCGTCTGGTGTTCGGCGCGGGCTGGATCGATTACCGCGGCGCTTACAAAAACCCAGGCGCGTAATCCGTCTGCTCGACAAGAACCTAAAAGGGCGCCGCGTGGCGCCCTTTTTGCTTTCCAGTTCCAGTCTCTGAAGGGGACCATGCATGAAAACTTTCATCCAACACGGCGATTGCCTCACTGTTCCGGCGCCCGCGGGCGGCACCATCTCGGGCCAACTCTACAAAGTCGGCGCCATCGTCGGCGTAGCGGCCACCACTGAAGTTGCGGGTGATCCCGTCGTGCTCAAGCTCGACGGTGTGTTCGGCCTGACCAAAACCAGCGCCCAAGCTTGGGCAATTGGTGACCCGTTGTATATGAACACCACCAGTCGCGCGCTCAGTAACGTTTCTGCTACCGGCCTTGTGCTGGTGGGCATGGCTACTGAAGTGGCAGCCAACCCGTCCGCTACAGGCGCGTGCCGGCTCAATGGCATCTCCGCACCGGCAGCGGTGGCGTAAATGGGCTGGGCCTCAATGGCCCAGCGCATGCTCGGCGTGTCCATCCGAACCTTCAGCGAACCCACCGCCGCTGCCGATCCTGAAGGCGCGGTGTATTGGCTGACTGATGGTATTGCACCGGGCGTTGCTCTGGCCCAGGCGGTGTTCGATACCGCGCACGTTTCGGTTGATCCTGAAACTGGCGCGCCGGTATCGACCAACAAGCCTGTCCTCGGTGTGCGACTGATCGACCTGCCGAACGAGCCGACGAATCGAGATCGTGTCAGGGCGCGTGGCGTCTTGTACAAGATCAATGACGTTCAGGCCGACGGCGTCGCCGGCGTAACAATCATTCTTCAGAAGGCCTGAGCATGGCTCACCCAAGAGAACTGATCCGCAAGCAGGCCGTTGCGGTCTTGATGGGTGCCACCAATGCGGCCGCAAGCGTTTATGCCAGCCGGGTAGCACCGCTGATTTCCAACGGATGGCAGAGCGAGCTGCCGGCGATCATCGTTTACACGATGGACGAAGCCGGCGAAATCTTTAATCAGGCGCCGCGCGAATACCGGCGCCGCGTGGAGTTGGTGGTGGAGATCCATGCCGAAGGTAACGAGGCATTGGACGACACGCTGGATACGCTAGCTCGGCAAGTCGAGCGGCTGCTACTGAGGGACGACACGCTTGGCGACACCGTCAACGACTTGCAATACGTGCGCTCTCGAATGGTGCTTCTCGATCAGTCGGAGCATCTGACCGGCGCGTGCCGCCTGATCTTCGAGGCTGAGTACTTCGATCGTCACCCCGACGACCTTTTCAATCAAAGCCTTCCAGACCTGAACACGGTTGCGACCGAGTACAGCTTGGACAACGCGCAGCCGGATTCGGCTGACCGCGCCAAAACCATCATCGAGGACCTGAACCCATGACCACGCGTGTGCTCGTGAAGCCGGCCGAGGGCCGCCTGGTGAGACATCCAGACACCTACGAACAGATCGAGCCAGCAGGCAAGACTGTGGAACTCAACAGTTACTGGCTGCGCAAGGAAAAGGCCGGTGACATCGTTATCGAAAAGGCTGCGGTACCGGCCGAAACCAAGGGTGAAAAACAATGACCATTGGAATGGATACGATCCCTGGCGCCGGCGCCCTTCGCAAGCCTGGTGTCTACAGCGAGATCGATAACAGTAAGGCAGTTCGCGGGCCTCAGCCGGTCAGCTATCGCCGTTTGCTGATTGGCCAAAAGCTCGCTGGTGGTCTGGCCGCCGCCAATACCCTGATCCGCATCACCAGCCCGGCGCAGGCCGACGTCCAGTTTGGCAAAGGCTCGATGTTGGCGGGCATGATCCGCGCCGTGATGGCCATCGACACCTACACCGAACTGCAAGTTATGCCGGTGATCGACAATCCCGCTGGCGTTACTGCCGCTGCCACCCTGGCCTTCACCGGTCCAGCGACTGCATCCGGCACCGTTGAGCTGATGATTGCAGGTCGCCGGGTGTCTATTGGGGTGCTCAGCGGCGATACCGCGACAGCTATCGCCACTGCCGTGGTCGCGGCTATCACCGCTGCGGATGATATGCCAGTCACCGCCACCGCAGCGACCGGCACTGTCACAATCACCAGTCGCCACAAGGGAGAGGCCGGCAACAGCTTGAATGCCCGGGTGAACTACTACACCGGCCAAGTCTTACCGGCTGGCGTCGCCGTCACCATCAGCGCCTTCACCGGCGGCTCTGGTAATCCGGATCTTGGCGCCGCACTGGCCGCCTTGGGTGATGAGTGGTTCCAGGTATGGGGTCTGCCTTACTCGGATGCAGCAACGCTGGCTACCGTGAAAGCTGAGCTCAACAGTCGATTCGCTTGGGATCGGGAAATTGAAGCGCACGCTTTCACCGCCGCTCGCGGTACTCAAGGCTCGCTCGGTACTCTCGGAGACAGCCATAACAACCAGCACTTGGTCATCATGATGGCCAACGATGAGCCGATGCCGGCTTATGAGAAGGCCGCTGAAACCATGGCGATTGCAGCGCTCTACGCCGCAATCGACCCGGCTCGCCCAATTCAGAATCTGCAGTACGCCTGGTGCTTGGCGCCGGCGGCGGCCGACAAGTTCACCAATCAGGAACGCAACCTGCTGCTGTTTGATGGCATCGCAACCAGCAAGGTCAACAACGACGGCACAATGGTTGTTGAGCGTCTGATCACGACCTACAAAACGAACACCGCCGGGGGCGCTGATATCAGTTACCTGGACAGCGAGACGTTGTTCACCCTGATGTACATCCGCCACGACTGGCGCGACTACATCCTGCGTAAATATCCGCGCCACAAACTGGCGAACGACGGGACTCGCTATGGCATTGGGCAACCGGTGGTGACGCCGGTGCTGATGAAGGCCGAGGCCGTTTCGAAATTTCGCGAGTGGGAGCGCCTGGGTTTGGTCGAAAACATGGCTGACTTCAAAGCCAACCTGATCGGCGAGCGAAACGAAAGCGACCCGAACCGGATGGATATGCTGCTGCCGCCGGACCTGGTCAATCAACTGCGCATTGTCGCCAACAAAATTCAGTTCCGCCTGTAACGGCGAATCGCCAGGAGATAAACCATGGCAGGCAAAAACCGTATTGGCGGCACCATCGCCTTGAAGGTCAACGGCGACATTTACTTCGCCAAGGGCAACTTTACTTACAACCTCGGCAAGCCGAAGCGTGAAGGCGTTATCGGCGCCGACACCGTACACGGCTACAAAGAAACCCCTCAGATTCCTTTCGTTGAAGGAGAGATCACTGACCGCAACGAGCTCAGCCTCGAGGATCTGGTCACGCTCGACGAAGCTACCATCACGCTGGAACTCGCCAACGGCAAGGTCATCACCCTGAGTGAGGCCTGGTACGCCGGCGACGGCACCGGCAACACTGAAGAAGGCAACATTGCTTGCCGTTTTGAAGGCATGTCTGCCGAGGAAGTCGCGTAATGGCAAAGGAAAAAACGATTCAACTGGTAGAGCAGGCCACGTTCGGCAAAGACACGTTCAGCGAACTGACCGTCACCCGCAAGCTGAAGTACCTGCGTGGCCATGCGCTGCGCGTCACCTCTGACGGCAAGGGTAGCGGCGGGGTCGACATTGACTTCGCCACGCTGATTGATCTCGGCGCGAAGATGATCGGCCATCCGCCGGCACTCATTGAAGAGTTAAGCGAGGACGACCAGGCCGCCGTCATTCAGGAAGCTCGCGATTTTTTGCTGAAGCACCTCGGGGGTGGCAGTCAGGAGTGACTGTCGTCGTCAAGGTCATGAGTGTTCAGCCATCGGAAGTCATGGAAATGGATTTCGAGGAACTGAACTGGTGGCTTGAGCGCACCGAGGAATGGGTTGAATGGCAGACAAAGGATACTCCCTAAGCTTAATCATCAAGGCTGTTGATCGGGTCACTGCTCCTTTGCGAGGAATCTTTGGCAAGGTCAAGGCGGCAAGTGCCGGCATCACCGGGGCGCTTGATCGGGTTGGGCTGCCAGTCTTCACCAACAGTTTGAAAGGTGTTGGCAGCGCCATTGGCGGAATTGGTAATGCGGTTTCGTCCAGCACCAAGAGATTGCTTGGGCTTGGCGCGACACTCGGCATTACAGGTGCAGCATTGAACCTGTTTTTCCAAGGGTTCGCTGACGCGACAGGCGCAATCGGCGATACCGCCGAACGTACCGGTATCAGCCGCGAACGATTCCAGGAGCTGGGCTTTGCGGCAAAGCTGACGGGGTCGTCGGCGGAAACGCTGGGTGGTGCCTTACAGAAGATGCAGATCAACGTTGGTGCAGCCACGGCCGGCTCTAAAGAACTTAAGGAAATGTTCAAAGGGCTTGGCATCAACATCAAGGACGCGTCCGGAAAACTGAAAAGTTCTGACGCGCTGTTCGACACTTTTGTCGATCGCATTTCGAAGATCAAAGATCCCTCGCTGCAGGCGCAGGCCGCCGTGAAGATCTTCGGTAAAAGCGCCACCGAGTTGCTGCCCCTGATTCGTGGCGGTAGCGCAGGACTTAAAGAAATGTCGGACGAGGCTCGCCGCCTCGGCCTGGTCATTTCCGATGATGCTGTGCGTGAGGGTGAAGCCTTCGGCGATACGCTCGACACGATTCATGCAGCATTGACCGGCGTCGGCAATAGCATCGGTAGCGCCCTGGTTCCTCAGTTGAACAAGCTTGGTGCTCAACTGATCGAAACCATCGTGAAATACCGGCCACAGATCGAGGCGTTTGCAGCGTCGTTCGCTGAGAACCTGCCCGAAAATATAGAGAAGGTCACCGGTTTTCTGGGTGACCTGCATGATCGCGTGCAGCCTGTAATCGATGTTTTTCAGTCGCTGTCGGACACCTTCGGGGCAGCCAACCTCATCTTCACTGCTCTGGGTCTGTACATCGGCGGTGGTTTGGTGATGGCGGTCCTGAATCTCGCAGTGGCTTTGAAAGGCTTGGGCGTGGCAATTACCTTGACCCCGGTGGGCTGGTTCCTTGCCGCTGTAGTGGCGATCGCAGGCGCCGCCTATATCGTTTACAAAAACTGGGACGCAATTGCGAAGTTCTTCGAGGATAAGTGGGGGCGCGTTAAAGCCGCATTCTCTGACGGGATCATCAATGGCATCTTGAAGGTATGGCAGGAATACAACCCTGTCAGGCTGATGATGGAGGCCTTTAACGGTCTCATTAAGTATCTGACTGGCTGGGATCTCGGGGCGATCCTTGGCGAGAAAATCACCGCAGCAGTTTCCGCTATAAAAAACGGATTGCCTGATTGGGCCAAGGAACTGTTGGGGATTGATGGGGCTAGCGTATCCATTGAGCAAGGCACCGCGCCGGCGGGCGGTACCAGCAGCCCCGAAAGTACTCTGTCGGGAGTTGGTACTGGCAGTCCTAAAAGTACTCTGTCGGCGCCCGGCACAGCCGCAGCAAACACAGACCTCGGTCGTCGTGCGGCCCAGATTGGGCGGGATGCCGCTCAGCAAATTGCACCACCGCCACAGGCGGTGAGGGTGCAGGTCGACCTGAACAATGTGCCTGCAGGCTCAAAGGTGAAAACCGAGGGAAGTCAGGGCGCAACCTTCGACACCGATATCGGCTATTCGATGATGGCCCCATAACCGGAGTTTCCCATGGCCTGGCGAGACAACTACCGCGCCGCGACTTTTCGCGGCGTGGGCTTTTTTGTGGCCACGGCGGACAGCAGTCATGGCCGGCGCCAAGCAGTACACGAAACAGCACAGCGCGATATTCCGTACACCGAAGACCTCGGCCGCAAGTCGAGGGAGTTCGGCATCACTGGCTATTTACTGGGCAAGGAGTACGACGTTGCCCGGGAAGAACTGATCAAGGCTTGCGAACAAGCAGGCCCTGGCGTTCTGGTTCACCCGTATCGTGGCGAAATGACGGTCGTCTGCCGCGGGCTGACGGTGAGTGAATCATCGGAAGAGGGTGGCACGTGCACCGTCGCGATGACGTTTCTCGAAGCTGGAGAGGCGTCGTACCCTTCGGCGAAAGTAGACAACGTAAACGCGATCAGTGAAAAGGCCGGCGCGGTCACGGAGGCCAGCAAAGAAAGTTTCGTTTCTGATTTCCTCACCAAAGGCTACCCGTCTTTTGTTGCAGAGGCCGCGACGTCGCAAATAAAGGGTTTAAGCGATTTCCTAAGTTCGCCTGAGTTTATTGTCTCCAGTGACATACAGGCTGTGTCCGACTATTACGACAAGGTAAAAAGCATCGGTTCGGAAGCGTTCGATCTGATTCAGCAACCCTTTGAATTTGCCGACCGGGTCGTCGATGCAATCAGCAGCATCCGGTCCGCTTTCGGAGGAAGCGCTTTCGGAATGCTGACGAGTTTGTACAACCAGTACTTTTCGAGCGACAGCAGTTCCAGCAGCAGCTCTACCAACAGGACGCCGAGTCGTCAGCAGGTAGTCACCAACACAAGTGCAGTTGCCGGGTTGGTGCGGCATGCCGCAATTTCGCAGGCAGCGGTAGCGGCGGTTGTCACCCAATCAACTGAATATGTCTCGAAAGGCGGCACGAAAACCACATCGGCTCCGACGAAGTACGACAGCTACGAGGCAGCCGTTGCCGTGCGGACCGAGCTTGCAGACAGTCTGGATCAGGAGAGCGAGACAACGAGCAGTGACCTTGTCTATGTGGCGGTCACTGATCTGCGTACCGCCATTGTTCAGGCCGTGCCAGACCCAGAGCAGGATCTGCCGCGCTTGGCGACCTTTTCGCCACGGCAGACGCTTCCGTCGTTGGTCGTGGCCTATCAGCTTTATGGCGATGCCAGCCGTGCCGAAGACATCGTGAAGCGCAACGATCCGCGTCGACCGGGCTTTCTGGCGGGTGGACAACAACTTGAGGTTCTTGCAAATGGATGACCTTGAGCTGCTGGTCAACGGGATGAATTACGCGGGCTGGACTCAGCTTGGCGTTACTCGTGCAGTTGATGCTTCATCCGGTGCGTTCACTGTGACGCTTACCGAGCGCTGGGAAGGGCAAGACGGGACGGCTGCACAGGAAGAGCCATGGCCGATCCTGCCTGGTGATAAATGCGAAGTTCGTCTGGGCGGGGTGGCGTTGGTGATCGGCTATGTCGACATCTTTAAACCGTCTTTCAGCGCTAACGACCACACCATCAATATTCAGGGGCGTGACCGCACGGCAGACCTGATTGATTGCAGCGCTGTGCATACTCCGGACGAGTGGAAAAACATTGATCTTCTTCGCTTCGCCCAGATCCTGGCTAAACCGTTCGGGGTTGGTGTTTCTGCCGATGTCGCAGTGGGTGAGGTTTTCCCTGTGTGCAAGTTGCAGCAGGGTGAAACGGCATTTGAGGCCATTGATCGTTACGCCAGGCAGCGTCGACTTTTGCTTATGCCGGACGGCGCCGGCGGGCTGCTGATCACTCGCGCCGGAAATAAGCGTGCGTCGGTTGGGTTGGTTCAGGGCGAAAACATTCTCAGCGCCTCAGGCAGCATCGATCACAGCCAGCGCTTCAGCAGCTACCTGGTCAAAGGTCAGGCCGCATACAGCCCTTACAGTGAAGGCGATACCGAGGCCCATATTGAAGGGGGCGCCAATGACAGCGGCATCAGGCGCTACCGGCCCTTGCTCGTCGTCGCCGAGTCGGGTGGGTCGAGCAGCAGCGCCCAGGAGCGCGCTACGTGGGAAGCCAATAGTCGACTCGGGAAATCGGCTTCTGCGTCCATCACTGTCCAAGGATGGCGCCAAAGTCCCGGCGGCCCGCTTTGGGAGGCGGGAATGTTGGTCCAAGTCAAGTCATCGTGGTTGCGTCTGGATGGGCAAATGATCATCCGTCAGGCCACCTATGAGCGTGGCGAAGGTGGCACTACAACGAAGCTCGATATCGTAAGCCCGCAGGCATTTTCGCCTGAGCCGCCTGATTCCAAAAAAGGGAAGGCTGGGAAGAAGGGCGGGCGAAACATCTGGGCCGAGGCCATCGGGGAAGAGGACAAGAAGGATGGGTAACCCGGTTCGTGAAATCGGCAACCGCGTGATGATGATGTTCGCGCGCGGTGTGCTGCGTAGCGTAAATGACTCCAATGGTCGGCAGCAGCTGCAGGTAGAGCTGTTGAAGGACGAACTGCGTGATGGTGTAGAGCGCATGCAGAACTACGGCTTTACCAGTCACCCGACTGGAGGCGACGTAGCTTTCGCTGCCGTCGGCGGAAACCGGGAGCAGGGCATCGTGCTTGTTGTTGACGACCGCCGGTACCGCATCCCGCTGGAAGCTGGCGAGGTTGCTGTGTACGACGACCAAGGAAACAAGATCGAACTGCTGCGCGACATGATCAAGGTGACTGCCGTTCAGCACGTTGAAGTCGAAGCGCCGACGATCAAGATCATTGGGAATCTGGAGGTGGTCGGCAACATCACCACGACCGGCACTATCACCAACAATGGCAAACACATCGACAGCACACACACTCATTCGAATAGCGGCGCGGGAGTACCAAACTGATGGCCGATGCCGCAATGGTAATGAGCGAGTTCGGCGGCGACCTCGTTCTTTTCGGGTTTGACTTGGAACGCGATGACGGTCTGGAGACAGCAGTAATCATCAGCCTGTTCACTGACCGCCGCGCGAGTGCCGAACAGATCCCACCGGAGTACCCGCAGGATGATCTGCGTGGGTACTGGGGTGACATCACCGCCGTATCAGCTACTGACCAGACAGGTTCGCTGCTCTGGCTGCTGGCCCGCGAGAAGCAGTTGCCACAGATCCTCAGCAGGGCAGAGCAGTACTGTCGCGAGGCGCTGGCCTGGATGATCGACGACATGGTCGCAACCACGATAAGTGTCGCGGCTTCGTTCTACTCCATGGGTGTAATGCTGCTGGAAATCAACATCGACCGGCCGACCGGCCAATCGGTTCGCTATCGATACAACTACGAATGGTCGGCTCAGGCCGGCAAGAGGGCTGCCTGATGCCATTTGCAAGACCCACATTACCGGAGCTAATTGACCGGGTTACCACCGATATCAGTGGCCGGGTGACTGGCCTTCAAAGTGCTGTGCTGCGCAGGTCCCTGCTTGGGATAATCGGCAGGTCTGAGGCGGGTGCAGTGCACATGCTGTACGGCTTCCTCGAATGGGCGGCGAGGCAGGCGATCATTGATACTGCCGAAAAGGAATACCTCGAGCGTTGGGCGGCGATCTGGAAAGTTTTCCGCAAGGCCGCCGATTATTCGACGGGCGCCGTTCTTCTCACCGGGGCTGTTGGTTCGACGGTGCTGGCCGGGACGATTCTTCAGAGGCAGGACGGCGTTCAATACCGTGTGCTGGCAGACGGATCATTCACGGGCACTACGCTCCAGCCGACGGTCGTCGCTGTTGAGGCGGGTGCCGCGGGTGACTCCCTTGCGGGGACCCCGCTTTTTCTCCTGTCCCCCGTTGCTGGTGTGCAATCTACCGGCGCCGCCGCTACCGATATCGATGGCGGGCTTGATGTTGAAACCGACCCTCAATTGCTCAGCCGGTTGTTACAGCGGATCCGCCAACCCCCACACGGTGGCGCGGCGGCGGATTACGAACTGTGGGCGCTAGAGGTTCCCGGTGTGACGCGCGTTTGGGTATATCCGCTGCAAATGGGGGCCGGCACAGTAACCGTGCTGTTCGTGTGCGACGGCGAGGCCAACATCATTCCAACACCCGCCAAGGTCGCCGAGGTGCAGGCCTACATTGATGGTCCGGGGAGGCGCCCAGTAACGGCGGAGGTGTTCGTGGCTGCCCCGATTGCGGATCCGTTGAACATGGCCGTCAAGCTGTCGCCCAACACGGCCGCCGTTCAGGCTGCTGTCCGGGCTGAAGTCGCTGACTTAATCGACCGCGATTCCAAGCCCGGGTCCCCAATCCTGATAAGTCGATTGCGCGAGGCTGTTTCGATTGCGGCTGGTGAGTCTGACAACGCCATCGTCAGCCCGACGGCCGACGTCGCGCACGCCACTGGGCACATGGCGATACCAGGAACCATAACCTTCTCCAGCTTTTAAGGGGGCGTAATGCCGACAGCTGCCGACTATCTAGAGCAGCTGAAAACGCTGCTACCTCCGGGCCAGGCATTCCCAAGGGAAGCTGGTACCACCTTGCATGATCTTTTGGACGGCATGTCAATCGAGCTTGCTCGAGTAGACAGTCGCGGCGAAGCGCTGCCCATCGAGGCGAATCCGTCCAGCACCAACGAGCTATTGCCTGACTGGGAGCGAGTCGCGGGTCTACCCGACAAGTGTTCAGGCGTTCTGGAGGAAACCCTGCAGGGACGCAAGAGTGCACTTCTGACAAAGCTCACCAGTACCGGTGGTCAATCGCCCGGCTATTTCATTCAGCTCGCCGCCTCACTTGGATACACGGTGACGATCGAAGAATACAGACCGTTCCGGGCGGGTCGCTCAAGCGCAGGGGACCTGCTGACCAATGGACCATGGATTTTTACCTGGCTTATCAGGGCGCCCGAAGTGAGCGTCACAGATTTCCGTGCCGGCCGATCCGCTGCCGGCGAGCGCCTACGCACATGGGGTAATGACACCCTCGAATGCAAATTAAATCAATTGAAGCCAGCGCACACGATCGCGCTCTTCGCTTATGGGGATTGACGTATGCACAGAATCGATGGGCCTGGAGCTACGGTCGACAACAAATTCACTGATGGTGATCCGGTCGGCGGCGTGCCGGCAACGGTTGTCACCGATGACTGGTTGAATGATGTTCAGGAAAACATCATGGCTGTGCTTGCGGCAGCCGGTATTACTCCGACAAAAGGGCGCGCTGCGGATCTTCTGGATTCAATTAGCGGTCGCTTCATTGGTACCAAGGTTTTTTTTGCCTCTGGTAGTTATATACCGACAGCGGGCATGAAAAAAGCGCGTGTCCGTGAATTAGGCGGCGGTGGCGGTGGCGGCGGCGCACCAATTACAGCCGCAGGTAACGTCGGTCTTGGGGCTGGCGGTCATGCCGGTGCTTATGCTGAGGGGGTCTTTACTGCGGCACAAATAGGAGCTTCGCAGGTCGTGACTGTCGGTGGCGGCGGCGCAGGTTCGACCGGTACCGGAGCTACAGGCGGTGCAACAAGTTTCGGGGCATTGCTTGTCGCTGCTGGTGGTATTGGTGGAGGGTCAGCAGGTAACGCAGCGCCACCAATTTCAAATGGTAATGGCGGGTCGGCGGCGACATCTTCCGGCGGCAACTTGAATGCTGTAGGTCAGCTTTCCACCATTGGCCTAGCTTTTACCGTCAGTGTTGGATATTCCGGATCTGGAGCAGCATCTGCTTTCGGCGCTGGTGGCGGAGCGGTGAACTCGACATCCAATGGTCAGAATGGATTTGGATATGGCTCTGGCGGCAGCGGTGCGTACGCAGGACCATCTAATGCGTCCGCAAGAACCGGCGGAAACGGAACTCAAGGGTTTGTAATTGTAGAGGAGTGGGTATGATGAAAGTTTTTGCCATAGTGCGCACTTCAACTGGCGTTGTTGAGAACACAATTCTTTGGGATGGGATTGAAGAATGGCAACCGCCATCAGGAACTTCTGCCATTGAAACTGATTGCGCAGCTATAGGATGGTCATATTCTAATGGCGTATTTTTTGAGCCTGTAAAAAATCAACCTTCTGAAGAAGAAGTTTTTCAGGCTAACAAAACACAAAAATATAATTTGATGTCTAACGCCGCAGCGGCAATGAAGCCTCTGGAGTTAGCAAAAGATCTAGCTGAGGCAACTGCCGAAGAGGAAGAAGAACTGATTATGTGGGGGAAATACCTCCTTTCGGTAAGCAGGATTGATCCTAATATTTTGAGCCCAGAATGGCCGCAATGGCCGGGGATATAAGACAATGACAATCCGCGCGTTTGGTGACTCGATCATGTCAGGCGCCGCGGCGTCTATCGCGGCGAATGGATATGTATCGCGGATCAGCGCCGCGCTTTGCTTGCCGATTACAAACCTTTCGGTACCAGGCCACATGGCGATGGACATGGAAGCGTCGTTCTACGCCCAGAACTTCGAGTGTGGGGATACTACGCTGATCGGGTTCGGCGCCAATGATCATGCCATGTACCTGATGGACGCGAACAAGCGTAATTGTTACGTGGATGCCATGCGCGCTTATGCAGTACTGTCCTCGGCGGTGACAAAACTCGCTACTCCGGCGAATGCGGTAGCCTTTTCTGGTACTTGGTCGAACTCCTACTCCTATGGAACATACGGATCTGTTGTAGTTGGTTCAAAAGCTGTATTTGGTTCAAATGGGCCAAACCTTGCCGTTGGCTTTATCAGGCAGGCCGGCAGCACATCGACCTTCAGAGTAAAGGTTGATGGCGCAAGTAAGGGCGTTTACTCCTCAGGCGGCGACATTACAACGCGCAAGGGAAAAACCATCGGCCCAATGTGCCTAGTGTTTCGCGGCCTTGGTGACGGCTTGCATGTTGTGGAGATTGAGATCGTAAATAGTGATGGGTACTGGCCGACCTATTTCCGCTTCTTCTCTGACTGCGAACCGAAGGCTACAGCTTGTGTCATGAGTGTTTCGCGCGCTATCGCGTATACCGGCGGCGGATCGGACTCGAACGTAGCGCAATACAACGCCGTGCTTTCTGCCATGGTTGCAGAGTTGCAGGCGGCTGGGCTTAAGGTACTGATGGCAGATGTTACCAGTCTGCTGAAGCTGCCTGACGATATGCATGATGATGTCCACTGGAACGACTTGGGGCATCTTAAGGCCGCTGCCGCAGTGCTTGGACAGCTACAAGACCCGCAACTCTCATTCCGTCTAGCCAGTGTTTTCGCCGATGCCTTCGGTGGTTTTTACACAATGACGCCAGGTGGCCTGAAGAAAATCCAGTTCATGTGATTATCCCGGAGAGCAGACATGCCCATCACCGCGCAGCAGTTGCTGCAGATACTCCCGAACGCCGGCAAACAAGTCGGCGTTTTTGTGTTTGGAGAAAAGTTATGCCTGTAACCGATAGAGACCGTGACGTCCTCGCTCGCACGCTCTGGGGGGAGGCACGCGGCGAAGCATTGGCCGGCCAAATCGCCGTGGCCTGGACCATCCGCAACCGCGTGTTCGATGGAAAGACCAAATCGTGGTGGGGCGAAGGCTATGCCGGCGTCTGCCAGAAGCCGTACCAGTTCAGCTGCTGGAACAAGAACGACCCGAACTATCAGTCCATGATCGGCGTGAAGGAGATCCCGTTTCGCGAGCTGGCGCAATGTCGGATCGCTGCCGACCAGGTGATCGACGGTAAGGTGCCGGATCCTACCGGCGGCGCTACGCACTACTACGCAACCAGCATCAAAGCACCGGCTTGGTCGACGAAGGCAAAGCAGACTCTCAAGCTGGGCGGTCACGTCTTCTTCAGGGATGTGCCGTGATGGCCGTGCCGTGGAGAACTGTCGGTGTGCTGGCACTGGTGCTCGCCGCTTTCGGCAGCGCCTGGCAGTTTCAGGCTTGGCGATACGGCCAGCAGCTTGCCGAGCAGGACAAGCTGCATGCTGAAACCCTCAATCAAATGACCCAGGCTGCAGCGACCGCCCAGCAGGCCGAGCAGGACAAGCGGCTGGCGCTCGAGCAGCGGCTGGCTGCCAGCGAGAAAACCCACTTCGAGAAAATGACCGATGCCCAAAAAAACCAGGATCGTCTGCGCGATCGCCTTGCCACTGCTGATGTCCGGCTGTCAGTCCTCATCGACGCAACCGACATTGCCAAAGGCTGCGACGTGCCAGCCACCCCCGGCACCGGCGGCGTGGATCATGCAACCGTACGCGCCCGACTTGACCCGGCGCATGCTCAACGAATTATCGCCATCACCGACACCGGCGACCGGGGGTTGATCGCGCTGCAAGCGTGCCAGGCTTACGTGAAGGAACTGCAACACTAATGGCGCAGAGCCATTTTTACGAGGCGCGCACCGGTGAACCATGATTCTGATTCGAACAGGAAGAATGCCGAACCTGGAATTTGAATGTAGAATCAGCCTTCAAAGGGAGGCCGGTCGATATCTAAATCACTAAGCCTTGAGAAAACAATAAGCAGGGATTTTAGATGGGGCTGTTAAGACTTTTTCTAGCGCTTTCGGTTATCGCTGGACACGCTCAAACCACTATCTTCGGTGCCAATGGCATTGGAGCTTGGTACGCGGTTAATTTCTTTTTTATAATTTCCGGTTTTTACATGGCGATGGTCTTGAATGGAAAATATAAAGATGTTAGTAACTATCAGTTTTATAAGAGTAGGGTCCTGCGACTTTTTCCGGCTTATTATATTGGCTTAGGATTAGCCTTGCTGGTCTCCTATGCTGCTGTTTCAGGTTTATTTAGCAGTCTCACCATCACGTCAAAAATAATCTACGTTTTTCAGAACCTGTTCATAGTTGGTCAGGATCTGTCTTATCTATTTTGTTTAGAAACACATTCGGGAGTTTGTGCGGATTCTGTTGGCCTTACGATAAATCCGCCAGCATGGTCGCTTGCGGTTGAGCTTGGTTTTTATCTTGTCGCTCCATTTATTCTAAAAAGCCAAAAGAAAACATTCCTATTTGTTCTGGCGGGGGCGGTATATCTTGGAATTCTAAATTTCATAGAGTTCCCAATAAGCCATTTGGGGGCGCTAAAGCCCGCTGAAAGTTGGGCCTATACATATTATTTCTATCCGTCTTCATTTGCCTTTTTTGGTGGTGGCGCGCTCGCGTACCATCTGTCAAAAAATAGTGACGAACCTAATTATTTTGCGGCAGTTGGCGCGCTTATTGTTCTGTCTATGTCGCAGACAATAATGCCTTTTTGGCATCTCTTGTTTTTTTCTTTGGCAATCCCTGTTCTGTTTAAATATACGGCTAATAACAAAGTTGATAGGGTTATTGGCGAGCTTTCCTACCCTGTTTATATTCTTCACTTTCCTATTCTTATCCTTGTGAAAAGATATTCGTCGGCGCAGCCGGAAATAGTCTCAATGGTAAGCACTGGTACGCTTGTTGCGATTGTCTCCATAATACTTGGCGCTGCTGTTTATTATTTTGTAGAGCGCAAAGTTTCTAACTTTCGCCATTCTGATGGGTTTATATTCTCAGAGAAACTATCAAGATCCTATCTGCATTACAAGGCGACTAAGTTGCTTGCCGTCGCTTACATGATTGTCCCAGTAGTCGTAACGGCATACATAATTATCTCTCAGCATGAGGTGATCAGCACCCCGTCTAGCACGCCGTACAATCTTACCGATTCCAACTGGAGTGGCGGCATCAACAAGAATACACCAGCCTTTTTTATAAAGAGAACGGACGCCAATCTGAAAGCATATACAGTTGGTGCAAAGGTTAAATTCGGCGCCTCTGGCGTGCGAGAAATCGTCAGAGTTGATAAGTCACCAGCTTACATAAATGTTTTCTTGAGTGGAGACCTTCTGAATGGGGAGGGGGATGGCTACCCCAACAAGATTTATATCGAATAGCAAACTGTCACGTATCGCTACGCTGATGGGGGAAGGGGTCTTTGAATGGATTGTCTCCGCTGAGGATCCGAATCTTGGTTCGCAACTCAGCTATGTGCTTGTCGTTCGCCATCAGCTCCCAGTTGCTTTTGGTCTCGATATCGGTAGCTCGCCGGCTTGCATCCGAGGCTTCTGACTTCGCAGCGCTCAATTGAGAGCGGAGGGTTTCGCACTCGGCCGACGCGGCAGCGTGCATCTCAACCAGCTTGAATATCCGCTCCCTGGACTGTTGCAGCTGAAGGTTCAGCTCCTCGAACTCATTTTCGTAGAGGGCCAGCTGGTGCCGGCAAGTTTCGAGCGGCGTCGGGCAGCCGAGCCAGTCGTCGGTGTTTTCGATATCGGAGGGATCCACGGAAGGCGCCTTGCTTTGTACTGTTTGGATATACAGTAATCTAGGTCGTGCGTGTGGGCGAGGGTGAGGCGACGAGCTGTAGGATTTTGAATTGATGTTCGGTCGGCAGAACGCCGTAGGAGGGCAAAGCACTGTAGGAAAATACAGCGCTAAGTTGTTGATTCTTATGGGTAGTAATGGCGATTTTTTACCCTGCAATTTTAGGGCTATTTATCTTTTATATCAGTAGCTTACGATCATTCAGAGGTCACCTTGACATGGTGGGGGTCGTTGGTTCGAGTCCAATCGCGCCTACCAAACAAAATCCGCTCTGCTGGGCGGTCTAGAAGGGCTCACCGAAAGGTGGGCCCTTTTTTGTTGTTCGTGATATT